AAAAAAATAAAAAAAAAAAAAAAAAAAAAAAAAAAAAAAAAAAAAAACCCTCAATCAAGAGAGTTTTTTCCAAGATAGGAGTCACCCTCTTTCAATGGGATATATGTCAGTTAATGTCTAAAAGATACACCTTGTCAAGTTGTATGTGGATAGTTATAGAAAATCTAACACATCAAAGGAGTAACAACATGGCTGTAAGTCTTACGACAGTTACTGGTCCTATTTATCTTCCAAATGGGGCTACTCCTGTAGGTGGTAGGGTTTCTTTTGAACTTTCTTCTTGGGACCAAGAAGAAGGAGAAGGACTAATTATCTCTGGGCCAGTTTATAGTAAAATTGACGCCAATGGTCAGTTCTCTGTTGAACTTTTTACATCAACCGCTGGTATTAAATCAGTTCATTATCGGATGTTTGTTATCTGGGAAGATTCTGAACTTTCTGAAAGTTATGTTAATGATATTTATATAGGAATTCCTACTCCTCACTATACCAAAAAATATATTGGTTCTTTTGCTTTGTCTGGTCCAGGACCGTTTCAAGTGTCTGATCTCAATATAATTTCTGAGACAAACAATAGCTCTTTTGACGCTTATATTGAAATGAAAGCTTTTGCAGATCGTATTGATCTTGGTGTATTAGATGAAGCAGTGTCATCTACTGCTGCTGATCGTCTTGATGTTGCCACTAATACTTTGATAGCGTCGGAAGCAGCAGATCTAAGTGAAATAAACAAAAATAATGCTGTAGCAGCGTCGGAAGCAGCGCAGCAGTCAGCAAGCAATGCTGCCAACAGTGCTATTGTCGCCAACAGTGCAATGATCGTCGTAGGCGGTCAAAACCCTGACGCCAAGCGTGCAATGATCGGTGGTGCTGTTCTTCGGAACGAAGGTCGACTAATGCTGACCATAGGCACTGTGACGGGCGCCGCCCCTACAACGGGCACCGTTGTGAATGGGGCGACTTCGGGCGCTACAGGCACAGTGTTCAGTTTTGCAACGGGCCTGATCACGCTGAACGCGCAGTTGAAAGTGTTCTGGCAGAACGGCGAAACGGTATCTTGGGCGGGAGGGTCGGCTACGCTGATCTCGCAGGAACTCTGGGGGAACATCGAGGATAATAATCACATCTCGCGCGGGTTCGGCCTCGTGGATGGCACGTCAAACAATTTCCTAGTAGTGCCGCGCACAGAGACGATGCATAAAAACATAGCAACCATTGTCGCTCCCGACGAAACATTCGCCCGATTTGGCATTACCCTCGGGGCGTCGTCAAATCTGAACGATATACGAATTTATGGCGCAATGCCCGCGTCGATAAAATTTGCGGCCACGGCGACACCAGCCCTGATAGCGAGCCAGCACAATTCGTTCTTCACGCACGACACATCTATTCACTGGACATTGGCGACATACACTTTGTCAGGTGTGACGGGTTCATTCACCGTCGGCGAAACTGTAACCGTGGGCGGATCATCCGCTATTGTCAGCTACTTCAACGGCACGCGACTTGATATTCGGGGGCTTAATTCGGCGGGCTATGTCACTCTCGGTGCCAGCGGCGCAGTCACAGGCGCGACATCTGGCGCAACGGCCACGATCACCAGCGAAACGATCCTGAAATGCTGGACCATGTTTCACATGCCCTGTTATGTAAACAGCACACCCACGGTAAACTACTCGTTCGGATCGGGGGCAGCGTTCAAACCAAACTCTCTGATCGAGATTGCGCCAGAGCGCGTCAGCGGGACCGAAACAAGGTTCTATCCTTTCGGCACCCTGTCAACGCGCGTTAGCTTCACGGGTTCGACATGGGAGACATCTGGTGGCACTGACAGGGACCACAACGGAGGGAACGCTTGGTCGATGGTGTGGAACACTGATCACCTTCTGGTGACACACCCGCCAGTTCTGGAAGATTGGGAGATAGACTTAACTCCTATCGGAATAAACGCTTATACGCATTTGACCTCGTTCGCTGCGACACACACTAGTTTCCGATTATATTTCCGTGCGGTTTCTGGGGGGCCGCTGGTCGTCACACCTGATGCGAACATGAGTGTCTACGTAAAGCGCGGCAAGATGCAGCTTTACAACCCGTGGACTGGCCACATCTTGGCCAATTTCCAACACATGGAACTGGACCTGCGGCGCGTGGTTTCAAGCGCGGGTAACATTTGGGTACAGACCACTAATCAGATCAACACATGATGTTGTGGGCGCATGACGATGATCACACCAAGCAATTTTCACGCTGATCCACTGGGGTGGCTTCGCGGCGGTTCAACAGGACAAGCCGTTGATGACGCAGTCACTAATTTCAAAATTGTTTAACGAGGTTATAGTTAAAAGAATGCTTTTTACTAGAAATCATCCTCTCTGGTTGTTTAGTGTTGTCAGTATTGACGAGGACGTCAAACACTACAATTACTATATCAATTAGTTTGATGTGGAAGTTTGGATGATTTATCAGATGAAGATTTTTCTTTTGGAGAATTAAAATAATGCTTAGCTTGGATCAAGTAAAATCGGCTCTTCCTCCTGGAAATCGAAATAATGTTTCACAAGATATGGTGAATCAACTAAACGCTCTTTCCAAAGATCCAGAAGAAGCAAGGTATATTCGAGATAATTTCATTTCGTTTTCTCAAGTTTTGATGGAAGGTAAGTTCAGGCTTGGAGATTATGTTCAAGCTGTAATGTTTGTCAGCTACAAAGTGATGGGTAAAACAAACCTTGATGCTTACAAACTGACATTTCCTGATCGACATGCAGCTATGGTTCATTCTGGTAAACCCCAGAAAGACATTGCTTCTATGGTTACGGCCTACAACAAAGGTGCTCTTGTAACCAAGATTATGGAACGAGCAATTATTCCTACTTGGATCCTGAATCAAGATATGTTTCAGGCAGCTCTTCAGACTCAATTTGATTTGATGACAGATGTTGCAGTATCTGACAAAGTTCGCTGTGAAGCAGCAAATAGTCTTCTGACTCATTTGAAGAAGCCAGAAGTTCATAAATCAGAGTTGAAAATTGACATTGCTCCAAACAATGGAATGGCTGCTCTTGAAGAGAATCTACGTAGGATGAGTCAAGCTCAGTTAAGTTTGATTGAACATGATCCAAATGTTACTGCTGGAGACATTGCAGCAATGCCTATGAAAGTGATCAATCCATGATTGATCTAGAAGAGGAATTCAAAAGACGGAAGACAGTTGATGACTATCTCAATGAGGTAGATTTCCAGGTGTTAAATCAAAATGGTGGATACATTCCAACCAAATTTGCTTTGGAGTTCATGAACTTCATCAAACTGGTCAATGGTGACAAGGGTGAAGAAAACAGAACCCCTGTTATGCACTTGGTTATGTTGGATAAACTTCAAGGCAAAGAAGAAAAAATAGCCAATTTGTGTGCCAGGGGGACAGCAAAAACTACCCTCTTTATGGAGTATTTCACTCTCTATCTGGCTGTGTTTGGAAAGCTTCCCAACTTTGGTGAAGTTTCTGGGATGTTGTATGTTTCAGACTCTATGGATAACGGGGTAAAATCTGCCCGTAACTCTATCGAATTCCGCTACAACAACTCTGAATTTATGCAGTATTGGGTTCCTGATGCAAGATTTACAGAGAACTACTTGGAGTTCAAAAATCGTTCTGGACACCAGTTTGGTGTAAAGATGTTTGGTGCTAAATCAGGTATTCGTGGGACAAAGATTTTCAATCAACGTCCTGTAATTGCTGTGATGGATGACTTGGTTTCAGATGCTGATTCTAAGTCTCAAACAGCAATGCAAGCCATCAAAGACACTGTGTATTCAGGTGTTCAATACGCTCTACATCCAACCAGAAGAAAAATGATTCTGAATGGAACTCCCTTCAATAAGGGAGATATTGTGTATGAAGCCATTGAATCAGGTGCATGGAAAGTAAACGTTTGGCCAATTTGTGAATCTTTCCCCTGCAAAAGAGAGGATTTTAGAGGAGCTTGGGAAGATCGTTTTACCTATGAGTATGTGAAAACTCAGTATGAATCTGCTGTAAAAGAAGGAAATTTGAAGTCGTTCTTTCAAGAACTTATGCTTCGAATCACCAATGATGAGTCTCGTTTGGTTCAAGAAGCAGACATTGGCTGGGTATCTCGGAAAGAGATCCTGAACAACAAACAAGACTACAATTTCTACATCACCACTGACTTTGCAACATCATCAAAACAGACAGCAGATTATGTGGTCATCAGTGTTTGGGCTTACTCAAAGTTGGGTGAGTGGATTTGGGTAGATGGTATTGTTGAACGTCAAACGATGACTCCATCAGTAAATGATCTTTTCAGACTGGTAGAGGAATACCAACCTCAAGGTGTTGGAATCGAGATCTCAGGTCAACAGCAAGGTTTTGTTGATTGGCTGATGATGGAAATGACAAATCGTGAGAAGTATTTTAATTTGACTCACCAAGATGGGAAACCTGGTATTCGTCCAGCGACGGATAAGTTGAGTCGTTTCAATATGGTTGTTCCTTTGTTCAAAGCAGGGAAAATCAAGTTCTCAGAGGAAATGAGAGCATCAAGAGTTCTAGGTATTTTCTTGGAACAGATCTCTATGGTCACAAAGGATGGAATTAAAGGTAAAGACGATTGTGTGGACACAGTATCCATGCTTCAGTATATGAACCCTTGGATCCCCTCTGGAAATGCGGTTTCATCTGCTAACCCACAAGGTAAGGAAATCCCAAGACAGTTTTGGGGCAGCATGGATGCAGATCCTGGTGCTACTGATGACAGCAACTATGGATCATATATGGTATGAGGTGGATTTATGATCAGCTTTACACAATTCAGCGAAAGACTTGCCAGAGGTCAACTCAAGAACATGAGTGCAGTGGATCAAACCAATTTGGGTGAGATTCAACCTGATTATGTTGATACCATTTTGAGTTTGACCAACGAAGCTTTGACTACGATTTCGTCTAAGTTTCCTCTGTTCAAACTTCAAATGGATCTGACTTTGAATCCATCGAAACAGGAATACAGTTTTGAAACTGATTTAGCTTCTTTGGTTATGGTTGAGTCTTCTCAAGTTTATGATCCAGACCAATTTATCAAAATTTTGAATGTATATGGTAGTGATGGTTCAGACATTCTTACAGATGTGAATGGACATGTGACTGTTCCATCTTACAATCGAATCAGGTTTACCACAGCTAAACTGATGGAACTGATCGAAGTAGGCCCAAAGATTCGAATCCGTTATCAAGCTCGTCATCCTGAAATTGGTCAAAATGATTTGATCAATATCCCTCCAAATCTGGAAGTAGCTCTTCAACTTCTGGTTTCTTCTTTGTATATCAGCCAGATGAATGGCCCTGAACATTCCGCAAAAGGTGACAGCTACTATGCAGCATATTTACGTCACATCGGAGAAGATGAACAGAGAAACAATAGTTCCACTTCGGAAATTGAAGTAGATAATCGCTTCGACCAAAGAGGTTTTGTTTGAATTTCTGAACCATTAACTTTAGGATCAATCATGAACACATTCATTCACTTAGAAAAGCAGGATTCCACAATGGACGTTGAAGCACTAAAAGATCTGATCCCTCTGTTCATTGCTGGACTTACCACTCTTGGTGGGGCTGTAGCTTGGCTACTTACCCGCATGGATTCGAAGAATATAAAAGAACGTGAGTTTGAACAAACTGAAAGAGCAAAATTGGAAAAGCTTTTTTCAGATCGAATTGAACAACTCGAATCAGACATACAAAATCAGACCACAGAAATTATCCAACTTCGCAGAGAACTAAACATGTATGTTCGACATGTTGGTGTGTTGGAAGGTCTTCTTAAAGCTAAAGGTGTTGAACCTCCTCCTCTCACAATTGTTTGATAGGTGATTCATGAACTTCATCGGTGCAGCCAAAAAATTGGACGATATTGACCTCCCAAACGTTGGGAGGTTAATTGGTGTTGGGGAGGATGAAATTCATGCCATCCTTGATACAGAAACCAGAGGCACAGGTTTTGATTCAAAGAATCGACCTATCATTCTTTTTGAACCCCACATCTTTCACAAACAACTCTCTGCTCACAAGCCAGAGAAGCTCTCAGAGGCCATGTCTAAAGGTTTGGCCTACAAGACCTGGGGCCAGTCACCCTATCCCCGTGACAGTTATCCTAGACTTGAAGAAGCAATCCTGATTGACCCAGAATTGGCTGTTAGATCAGCTTCATGGGGTCTTGGTCAATTGATGGGATTTAATCATTCTATGGCAGGCTACAGCTCTGCTTTGGATATGGTTGAACAATTCAAAGCTGATGAAGAATATCATCTTCTTGCCATGATCAAATTCATCATTTCTGCTGGTCTAGATGATGAGCTTCGCAGAAAAGATTGGAAAGGTTTTGCTCGTGGTTACAATGGACCAGGTTTTAAGAAAAACAGGTATGATGTGAAATTGAAGACCAACTATGAGAAATGGTTGAAAATAAAGGATACCTCATTCCCATGATGACATATTTCAAGATTGGAGCTGTTATTTTTCTCATTGGTTTTGGTTTTTGGATCAAACACATCTGGACTCAGAATATTGAGTTGAGAGAAGAAAATATTCAGATGACTCTGCAAATCAAAAAACATGCAGAGAATGTGAAGCTCTTGGTTCAACAGTTGGATCGAGAAATCCAGTATCGAGAGAATGCTGAAGACGCTCTCAATCAACTAAATGAGGTTCCAGATGTCATCTATTCTCAACAACTTTCTCCTGAAATTCAGAAAGTTATTGATCATTTTCACAGCCGTATTGGCAAGTAGTTTCTTGTCTGGATGTGAAAAATTAAAAGCTGCTGATATGGGTTCTGGTATTCCTCGTCAAATTTATGACGAGGTTCCTTTGTATCAAGGATCCATCAATTCAGTTGGAACATTGACAGAAGGTTACATCCGAAATACTGAAGGGTTGATGACGGCAAATAGCCGTCTAAGAACTCTTTGCATAGCTTATGGCATATGTGAGCAGACTCAGGAGTAAGCCGTGGATACCAAAATTTTGGATATTGAACCTGTTCCTGCTGGATCTCTTGTAGAGTCACCAACAGAAGAACAGAAGGAAACAAAACCAAATGACGAACGTTCAGAAGATCGTTTGACTAATTGGGCTTATGAACCCACAATTACTGAAATTAAAGGTGATCTGGAGTATTCTCGTCAAGAGAACTTAGAACAACGTTGTAACGTTGATGGTTGGCTTGCTTTGAGAAATGCTTCTGGAGCTGAATCAGGTCGTAAAGGTAAAAACCCAACTCCAGGTCGTTCATCTGTTCAACCAAAGCTGATTCGTAAACATAATGAATGGAGATACCCTGCTCTCAGTGAACCTTTCCTGAATGATTACAAGGTGTTTACGATCAATCCTCGAAGTGGTGAGGATAGAAATGCTGCAAGACAAAACCAACTGATTCTGAATTGGCAGTTTGATACAAAGATGAACAAAGTAGCTTTTGTGGACAAACTGGTTCGCAAAGTTGTTGATGAAGGCACAGCTATTGTTCGTGTTGGTTGGGAACGTAAGACTGAGAAAGTCTTGGTTCAAAGAATGAAGTATAACTACTTTGCTTTGGAAGATCCTGATCAGCTTCAGATTCTTGCTGAAGCCACTCAGATGTATATGCAAGATTCTGAGATGTTTGAAATGGACACTTCAATTCCTGATAGTCTGAAGGCATCAGTTGAATATGGTGTTCAGAACCAGATTCCTGTTTATGCAGAAGAAGCTGGTATGGAGAATGTCTACGAAGACAAAATTGTTTGGAATGCTCCAAGTGTTCGAATCATCAATGTAGAGAATTTCTTTATTGAACCAACACCAGATGGTGATTGGACTGATGCTCAATACATGATCAACACATATGAGACCACAGAGTCTGAACTGAAAAAACGCCGTATCTACAAGAACTTGGATAAAGTGAATTGGGCTGCCAATGCAGTGAAATCCAAACTTGGTGATTTGGATCACAAATCCTCAACACCTCAAACTGATATCCGTTTCAACTCGAAAAAGGTTCGAGTTTTGGTTTATGAGTATTGGGGTCTGTGTGATATTCATGCAACTGGTGAAATGGTTCCAATTGTTGTTACCTTCATTGGTGATACCATTATTCAAATGGAAGAGAACCCTTTCCCTGATCGGAAGGCCCCATTCATTGTGATTCCTTACATGCCAATTGATGGTTCAGCATTTGGTGAAGCTGATGCTTCATTGCTTCAGGATAACCAACGTATTCTGGGTGCTGTAACTCGTGGGATGATTGATCTTTTGGGTCGTTCTTCAAATGCTCAGACTGGTTATGCCAAAGGGTTTTTGGATCCTGTGAATCGTCAACGTTTGATCAAAGGTGAAGATTTTGAGTTCAATCCAAACTCAGATCCAAATCAAGCCATTCGTCAGATGGTTTATCCTGAGATTCCTCAATCTGCTTTGATTATTGCTCAGAATCAAAACCAAGAAGCTGAATCTTTGAGTGGTGTAAAAGCCTTCTCTTCAGGTATTTCTGGTGATGCTTTTGGTAAAGTTGCCCGTAACACAGGTGCTGTTCTGGACGCTGCTGGTCAACGTGAAATGAGTATTCTTCGTCGTTTGGCTGAAGGATTCCGTCAAATCGGAAACAAAATGATCTCAATGAATGCGAAATTCCTTGAGAAAAAAGAGATTGTTCGAGTCACGAATGAAAGCTACGTAGAAGTGTATCGTGATGAACTTGCAGGTAATTTTGACCTGATTTGTGATATTGCTTCTGCTCAAATGGATCAGCTCAAGTCTGAAGACTTGGGTATGCTTATGCAAACCATTGGCCCTGATATGGATCCAGGTCTTCGTGCAATCATTATGGCTGACATTATGGAACTGAAGCGTATGCCTGATTTGGCAAAACGTGTTCGTGAATACCAACCACAACCTGATCCTATGCAACAAGAAATGGCACGTCTCCAAATCGAACTGCTCAAATCACAAATTGCAATGAACAATGCCAAAGCAACAGTTTCTCAAGCTGAAGCTGAGAGAACTGCTTTGGATACAGAACAAGATGCTTCTGGAGTTGATCATCAACGAGAAGTCGAACTTATGGGTGCTCAAGCCAGAGGTAACAGAAACAGAGATGTTACTCTGGGTCTTCTCAAGGGTGATACACCCGCTCAACAAATTGAAGCTGCTGTTGGATACAATCATTTGATGGAAAAGAAAGAACAAGCAGCCTCTCAAATGCCTCCAAAAGTAGCACAACCATATGTTCCTCCAACTGGTCAACCTGCTCTTGCACCACTCCAGAGTGCTCAGCAACAACAACAACCAGTTGGGGGACTTGATATACCGATGTAATGTCGGTTACTAACGACCTACTGAAACCTTCAACCAACTGGAGTTGGCAATGAACCTATATGAACAAAACCAAGACGATACTGTAACTATGGAAATCACAGTTGAAGAGTATCAAAATCACAAAGAAGCTGCTGAACATCTTCTGAGAGAAGCAGAGATGGCACAACGTTTGGCCAAAAATCCTGACTTCATTGCACTGATCATGGAAAATTACTTTGTTCGTGAACCTTCTCGTTTGGGTCAACTTATGGCTTCTGGTCGTTTGAATGAAAAACAAATGCAAGAAGTGATTCAGGACATTCGTGGAATTGCGAGCCTTCGTGTTTTCATGAACAGTTTCATCCAACGAGGTCTCATTGCTCAAAATGAACTCGCTGAACTTGAAGCTTCTCGGAAAGAAATTGGCGAAGAACATTTCACCAACTAATTCAATCACCTCAAAAGGAAATAAATCATGGCAGACAATGACCAAGATCCAATTGATCTGGACACTCTCTCAGATGAAGAATTCATGAAGCTTGATCCAAAAACGCTTCAACCATTCCCATCTCCTGAAGGTGATTCAAATGATCCCACTAAAACTGATGCTGACCAATCTTCTACGGATAATTCTGAAGGATCTTCTGGTTCAGAAGATGCAAGTCAGAGTCAAAAAACAGATGAAACTGGGGAAACAAAAACCTCAGAATCTTCAGCTCAACCATTCAAAGCAGGTTCCAACCAGGAAAATTCTGAGGCAAAACCAGATATTTCAGCTACCCAAGGGAAACCAAAAGTAGAGCCTGAAGTAAAACCTCAGACTGGAAAAGAACCTGGGAAAGAAGCCTCAAAAGAAGAAGCTCCTGCTGCTGCAAACCAGGAAGCTATTTTGGATTTCTATAAAAAGATCACAACTCCATTCAAAGCTGATGGTCGTGAACTTCAGGTTCGAACACCTGAAGATGCAATTCGTTTGATGCAGATGGGTGTCAATTATTCCAAACGTATGGAAGAAATGAAACCTATTCGTGCTGTGAATGAAATGCTAAAAGCTCAGGGTTTGAATGATCCTGAAAAGTTGAACTTCATGATTGATGTTATGAAAGGCAAACCTGAAGCAATTCAGAAGCTTTTGAAAGACAACAAGATTGATCCAATTGACATCGACACAACAAAAGATGCTGCCTATAAACCAGGTAATCATCAAGTTGATCCAAAAACTCTCAGCTTCAAAGATGCTATTGAAGCAACTATGGCATCTGATGGTGGCCCAGATCTAATTAGAGACATCAACTCAAGTTGGGATGATGAATCTAAAGAGGCTTTGAGAGAACAACCTGCTATTTTCCAAAATCTACTTGATCAAAAAAGATCTGGGGTGTATGGGAAAATTAAGGATGAACTAAATTACCAGCGGACAATGGGTTATTTAACCAATGTTCCCTTCGTCCAAGCCTACCATCAAGTAGGTGAAGCGATGCAAAAAGCTGGTGTATTTGGTCCCAACCTAACGCCGAAACCGAAGACAACACTGAGCCAATCGCAGCAACCACTCGACACTGGCACAAGGAAGGCAGTTACAAATCAAGTAGCGCCCACTCCAAACCTCTCTTCGACTCAGCAACCCCGTGTTGTTCCTCCAAATGGAGGCAACCAAAACAGTCAACCTGATTATTCGGCTATGAGTGACGAGGATTTCCTCAAACTCAAACCACCCGCATAATTTAGAGAAGTTTGAAAAGGATACGAAACATGGCTCAATTGTATAACGCCCCTCCTGGCACACCATCCAATGCTGGACCTCAGTTCAACACCCATTACTGGGATCGTCGGTCTCTGATTGACGCTGCTTGGGAGATGTTCTTCTCTCCTCTGGCAGATTCTCGTTCAATGCCTGCCAACTACGGCAAAGAACTGAAAGTTTACTACTACGTTCCTCTGCTGGATGAGCGTAACGTGAACGACCAAGGTTTGGACGCTTCTGGTGCAGTGATCGACAACCTGTTCTACATCACGACACGAGCAACTTACTCGTTTGTGGTGGAAGCTGATGCAACAGCCGCTGCTGCTGCTGCCAACGCAATTCAAGCAGGTTCTGCAACCAAATCTGGTTCAGCATCTCCTTGGATTGTGACGATGAACAATAGGACTTTGGCTGGTGCAGATGCCACTGAAAAGAATGCTTTCAGTGTTGCATTCAACAAAGCTACGAATCGTGCATCTGGTGCTCCACTGTTTGATGTGGAACAGCGTTCAGGTAATCTGTATGGTTCGTCAAAAGACATCGGGACAATCTCGTCTCGTATGCCTGAACTGTCAGAAACTGGTGGCCGTGTGAACCGAGTAGGCTTCACTCGTATTGAACGTTCTGGGACGATTTCGGAATATGGTTTCTTCACTGAATTCTCGGAAGACTCTCTGACCTTCGATACGGATTCTGACTTGTATGGTCACATGTCGCGTGAGATGCTAACTGGTGCAAACCAAATCACTGAAGACCTTCTGCAAATTGACCTTCTGTCATCTGCTGGGACTTTGGTGTTCTCTGGTTCTGCAACAGGTGTGAACCAAATCGTCGGTCATGGTGCTGATCCTTCGATTGTGAACTATGCAGATTTGAAGAAACTCCAAATCACTTTGGATGACAACCGCACACCAAAGAACACGAAGATCATCAAAGGTTCGACTATGGTCGATACCAAGACGATCAACGCTGCTCGTATCATGTATATTGGTTCGGAACTCCAAACGACTGTGGAGAACATGACTCAGACCATTGGTTCTCTGACTGTGGCAGCCTTTACACCTGTCCGTCAGTATGCTGATGCAACGACCATTATGAATGGTGAGATTGGTTCGGTTGGTGACTTCCGTATTGTTGTTGTGCCAAACATGATGCACTGGGCTGGTGCAGGTGCTGCTGCTAATTCGTCAAACTTGGGCTACAGTGAAACTGGTGGGAAATATGATGTGTTCCCAATGCTGGTTGTTGGTTCTGAATCCTTTGCTACTGTGGGTCTACAATCATCAGGTAAAACTGGTGCAAAACAGAAGTTTAAAATCATTGTCAAAAAGCCTGGCGAAGAAATGGCAACTGTCCAAGATCCATACGGAAAGATTGGTTTCAGCTCGATCAGCTTCTGGTATGGTTTCATTGCTCTGCGTCCTGAACGTCTAGCAGTGGTTTACACAGTTGCTCCTGAGTAATCTGGAAACTGTCTAAAAAATTAGGTTGGGGGGAAATCGAAAGGTTTCCCCCCAATTTTTTGAAGGGATACCTTCATACAACAACAATAGGAAAAGCACCATGAAAGAAATCAACACCACTCAAATGACTGTTCAAGAAGTCATTGAATCAGTTCAAACAGCAACATCAATTGAATCTCTTCGCACAGTTGCGAAACAGATGAATATCTCTTTTTCTGGTAACACAGGAATTGAAACTCTTCGTTCAAAGTTGGTGGAAAATCTGGAAAAATTTGTTCAATCCAGCCCATCCAACAAACAAGAATTTGATGAACCAAATATATCAACAAATTTTGATGAAGATTTGGAAGAGATTGTTGTGAACAAACCTATTTCTCAAAAATCAAAACCAGATCTTCTGAAAATGGATCCAACAATGATTGAAGACACTGGTCTTCGTCGTCAGGTGATTCGTGCTCAAGCTCTTCGTTTGGTTCGTGTTAAGATTCAAAACCTGGATCCAAATGATTCGACTTTAAGTGGTGCAATCATTTCACTTCAAAACAAATACACAGGTAAAGTTGCAAAATATGTGCCCTTTGGTGAGGAAAGTGAAAATGGTTATCACATTCCTTGGATGATGTATGAACATCTGAAGCAATGGAAATTTCCTCTTCGAAAAGAACAAAAGGGCGGTCGTTTTGGGGTAAAGACCTACAAAACTGTGATGGTTCCAAAGTTTAGCATTGAAATCTTGGAACCTCTTACACTTCAACAAATCCAGGATTTGGCGAATCATCAACGTGCAGCTCAGTCTATCGACACGACTACCTAGTATATGTTAAGAGGCAGGAGTAACATTTAATAAGGGGAACATCAGATGACAACATATACCGATTCTCAAATGGTTGATGATCTCGCTCAACAACTATTTGATTCTCTTGTTTCAGATGCTCCTGCCCCTTCCACAGTTGATTTTACTGACGCAAAATACACTTTCAATACTGATACAGATTCTATTCTTTATGGGAACATTTCACCTATTCAGATTGAGAATTTGACCACAACTGAGTTGGAAGGTAGTGGTGTATTTGATAAACTCATGAGTGCTGTAGACAAGCATATTCAACGTGAGTTCAAAGGTAATCGAATTACAGGTGATCAGTATGCCAAGGTTTACACCGAGGTCATGTCTGGTGTTCTTGGTTCAGCCGTTCAATTTACTCTCTCAAAAGACCAAGCTCAATGGGCAGCCATCACTGCACAGATGCAGGCTCGTATTGCTGAGATTGAAGCAACAAAATCTTTGGTAGAGCTAGAGCGTATTAAAATTGAAGCTCAAAAAGCAATTTTTGATATGAAAAATTCAGGTGCTCAGTATGCACTGACAAAGCTCCAATTGGCTGGTGAAAATCAAAAACACTTCCTTTTGGAAGCTCAAACTGCTGGTGAAATGTTTAAGGTAAATCACCTTATGCCTGCTGATTTGGCGATACTACAGTATCAAAGAATGCAAGTTCTACCTTCATCAGTAAGCATCAACAGAGTCCAATCGGATCGTGTGCTTCCTGCTGAAGCTGCGATTAAAGAATTTATCAATCGTGAACTTCAACCTATTGAAAAATCAACTGCTGTCTACAATAGAGATACAGTTCTTCCTTTGAAGACTGCTTTGGATGAATTCCAAAGAGATAGCTTACTTCCTGTGCAACTAAGTCAAGAAGAACATAAATTGAACCAATTGTTCCCAGCTCAAACTGGTTTAGTCAAAGAACAATGGGAAGCTCAACGTGCTCAAACAATGAACACTCGGACTGATGGTATAACTACTGTTACTGGTTTGATTGGAAAACAAAGAGATTCGATCACTGCTGACATTATATCAAAACAATTCAACATAGACTTTGTTTTGCCTGTTCAATTGGATTTGGTGAAAGAACAGCGTGAAGCTGAACGTTCAAAAACTTTGAATACTCGAACAGATGGTGAAACTATTGTTGGCTCTGTTGGTAAACAAAAAGATCTATACACTCAGCAAATTGAAAGCTTTGTGAAAGATTCCAAATACAAAACAGCCAAAATGTATTTGGATAATTGGATCACTCAAAAGACATTAGATGAGAATATTGTTCCTCCAAATGAGCTTACAGCAGCAAATGCTGGAACTGTGTTGGCTGCTCACAGACTAGCAAATGAT